TTACTTGCGTTGAGTAAAATTATCCAGATCTCCTACAGTATCGGTAACCCATTGGTCGAAGTCTGCTGCGTTTCTCATTAGAGTCTCCGCATTTTCTTGAGAATACTCAAGTTCTTCGTCTTTGGCCACTCCGCTTGTATCTACTAATAGAAGCTCTTCTAAGTAAGAATACTTTAGCCCTTTCCAATTTTTGATGATTGATTTGCAATATTCGTGTAAGAATGTTTCCTCATCGAGTTGTTCTTCAAATGCTCTAGTTTTCTTATTAAACTTATTTTTTAAGCATCTACTTCTGAGTTTTAATAACTCTTCTCTACTAAGGTATGTCAAATCAACAACAAATCCTTCAAATCCTGGAAAGTCGATTGATACTGTTTTGCTTGGAGTTAATAAACTCTTCAGTGATACTGGTTGTTTTACTTCTTTTTCTGTCATAATATTCCTATAAAATGGGAGGGCATTTCACCCTCCCGGTTTATGTTTAAATTAGCTTACGTAAGTAATGCCAACTTCATTTGTAGCTGAAGCGGCTGTACCTGATGATAAGTCTGTTGATAAGCCGTGGAAGGCTACATCTACTGACACTACATCTTCGAAACTATGTGTTGGTAATTCTAAATGTGCTTTCGCAACTTGAACATTTGCTCTTGGAGTATTACCACTACCTCCAATGCTGAATGTTAAATCAAATGCGTTTGTAATTACACCACGAGATTCTTGCAATCTCTCAAATAAGTCAAGTGAGCCATTTGCAGTATCGTTTAGATAACAAGTGAAGTTACCTGATACTGACCTTGTACCCATGACATGACCTAATGGTAAATTAACTGAACCTAATGTTTCTGGTGTTAAGTAAGTAAGATTATTTTCTATTGTAATATTACCTCCTGTTAATGTAACACCATATGTTACATCACTTCCGTCAACATTCAATGCGCCTAATGTACCTGTTGATTCTGATACATCAAAGCTGATTGCTAAGTCTGTTAATTTTTGTCTAATATAATTACTTGTTGAACTAATGCCTTCGTCAATTAAGCCTAAAGCAGTTGTTCCTGAGCTTTCTGTGTTAAGAGAAGCTACTTCTTCAACTGATTGACCATTTCCAGACCAAGCAATTTGTGCTAATCCTTCTATGTCAAAGTCAATTGAAGCTGAACCGACTGAACAGTTTGCTAATTTATAAACTGTTACGCCTTCTGTTCCTGTTGTATACAATGCTGTAGAAGTATCTTTCGATGCTCCTAGTACAAAGTATAAATCAAATACCCCTAGTGTTACTTGGTTAGAGTTTCCAAAATCAAAATGCTTCGGCTCGTAAGTCGCTGCATTATTTGCAAAATCTCCTGTTCCATTACTTCCAATTGCTCTATCGTACGTATTCGCCGACATAGCTGCCCATAGAGGTCCTTCTATTGCAAAGGTGTCTCCATTACCGCCATGTTGGCCCGAAGCGCCAGCATTGCCGCTTCCTGAAGTCGTAGGTCTCATGTAAGTAGTCATACTCCACTCTGCCGGTGCAAAAGAGTCAGTAAACATTGCTCTACCTCTTTTACTATACCCAGTTGAGTTAGCAGCCTCACTAAGAGTTACTTCTGATGTATTTGTGCCTTGGCTAAATGAAAATCCGTCTAATACAGGAATCTCGTATAGAGCTGTATTAGCTGTCGTATCATCATGTGTCCATTGCATAAACACTTTGGTATCTCTACTAAAGAAAAATGCCATTATTTTCTCCTATTTAATATCGAATCTCGCAAGTGATTTCACCCACTCCCAGAGGTTCGAGAACTCCTTCATCTGTGTCTACTGTAGCAATTGTAGTTTGCACCGTAGATTGAGATGTACCTGTCGAATCATAGTACGTGAGCGGATCATTATCCTCCAGTACTGTTTCAACATCTTCTAACAATTCTTCGAGTGCTTCAATGACATCATTGTCATCTGAAACGTAACATCGAACCGTTATTCTTAAAAATCTAAATCGAAAGCCACCGCCATCGTATTCTCTTGTTTCAGTTCCTGCTCCAATATGGATGGCAGGGAACTCTGTGACTTCGTCCCAAAACTTGAGTCTTCTTTCTACACTTTGTACTGCACTTCTAAAAGGTGGAGTACCATTTATGTTCTCAAATTGTTGTGCGAGTGCTTCAACTATTGCTCGGCGTCGCGTGGTATGTTTCCTTGCTAGTCCTGCTTCCATTAGTTTACTGTTACTCCGAATCTTGCTCCAACTATTCCAGTCGCTATTTCTCTGACTGACCTTTTAATTAACGCTTCAGGGTTTCTTTGAGGAGTATACTTTTTACCCCCTGGTGCGAATGTTGAGTATGGGTCAGTCATATAGTTTGCCTCAATCATTGTGCTTCCGCCCCTTGGCCCTTGTGTTACATTATCAACTCTTACTGAGTTTGCAAATCTACCTGTTCTATAATTTAATGCAGGACTTGTCATATTCTTTGCAACTACTTGTGGTAAAAGTTCATTTAGTAAGTTTCTTAACGCCATTGGATTTTCTCCTGCTTTTTGTTCTACATGCCCACCAGTAGTATATCCTTTCTTAGTTCTTGCTCCTTTGCCTTGAGTTGCTTTCCTTCCAGAAACACTAGCTTTTGTTAATGCTATTGCTTGAGCAACTTGGTCATTTAAAGTTTCTCTTTTTCCTGCCGCTAATAGTTTTCTATTTACTTTGTACCTCATATCTGGGTTTGATTTATGAGGAAACATATTTTGTATTATTGCTTTACTTCCAACTTCAACAAGTCTTTTTCTTGGACTTTTTGAAGCTGTATAGTCAGGGTCTTTAAACTTTTTTATTAAATCTTTTTCAATCTGTACAGCTGCTGCATTTAAAGGGTTTCTATCTGCCCTTAATCCTTGCAATTTGTTTATATCATCATTTGCAAGTGTCATAACAATTTCTATTTGCTGATTATGTTTTATAGCATCAGACATTGCCTTTCTTTTAATTACCAATTTAGCTGTTGTGCCGTCTATTATTTCTTCAAATATTTTATTTAAAACAGTATTTCTTTTAAGTTTACTAACTTTTTGTGCTCTACTTAAAATTGCATCTTTTTCAGTTTGTAAATATTCTATTAAACTAACAGAAGCTACTGTTGTATCACTTCCACCCGTTTGGTTTCCTGGTGGCTCGCCATGAACTCTTCTTCTATAACCACCTTCTCTATTCATAGTGGCTTTTAAAGTTGAGGCACCAACAACAGGTTTGTTCCCACCTAATCCAAAAGGAACTGTTTTCATAACTCCTCTTGATCTTATTCCATCTATAGTTGCATCTATACACTCGTTCATTAAGTTTCTTACGAGTACATTTTGAACATCTCCAGAATCGCTAGTAGCCATTTTCTTTGTCTGTATAGCATACTTTTTGTTTCCATAAAAACTACTGAAATATATTGCAGTTACATCTTCTCCAGTTTTATAAATAGCAACTGAGTATACTTGTCCATCTCTACCTTTTATATTTGCAACATTTTTTGCTTCTTTTTGAGTGCTAGAAACGGCATACCCTAAACTTCTATGTTCGTTTGAAATATTCTTTACTGAAAATACTTTATCAAAAGCCATTTTAATATATTTTTCTAAGTTAGCTCTTTCTGTCTCAGAATATTTAACTGCACCTTTTCCTACTAATGACTTTTTAACAGCAGGAGTATTTGCATATGTATCTAGTATTAATTGTTCTATTGTTTGTACTACATACTTTTTACTAAATATAAATCTAATCTTTGCTTGTTTATATTGTTCAATTCTGTTCTTTTCTGAAGTTTTCAGGCTTTCTCTAATATCTTTAATAATCGATTTTATTGCCATTAAATAACAACTCTATACAAATCAAGAACTCTTTTTATATGGTCTGGAAAATCAGAATTATCTCTAATTCCAGAAGTTCCTTGATTCTGAACTTGAGCGCCACCTAAAGTTCTTCTTTCTTTATGTTCGTCTTTCATGTAATAATTTACTAAATCGAACAAGGCAAGTTGTAAATCTCTTGGAGTACTTGAGTATCCAGCAGTATATGT